AAAATCAACAAATTGTGTTTTGGTCGGCGATAAAAGAAGACCATCCAAATATACGCGTCTAAAAATAGAGACTTACAGGCAAGAGGGGCAAAAAATATCGTTAATGAAAATATCGGTTCTTGACACCCCAACGATCAGCACAACCATAACCGAAATACCGACTAACATCACTCAAAAGAATATAGTGCAAAATAAAAAACTCCAAAAAATCATCCGAGTACTTTGGTGTATTTTAGGATTTATATTCCTGATTATATTGTTAGCCACAACAACATAATAAAAAATCCCCGGAGTGATCCGGGGTGTCGTTTTCCCTCTATCTTTGCCGATGTTGTCCTTTCGACCTCAACATGAATATCAAATATACATATGACGCAGAAACAAGCCATACAATTATTTGAAGAGCGCAAGGTGCGCACCGTATGGGATGACCAAACGGAGGAGTGGTATTTTTCGATCGTGGATGTCGTCGGTGTATTGACCGACAGCGTGAATCCTACGGACTATATCAAAAAGATGAAGAAGCGCGATCCGGAGCTATCCAAAGGGTGGGGACAAATTGTCACCCCCCTTTCCGTGCAGACTGCTGGAGGTCGCCAACGGGTGAACTGCGCCACGACGCAGGGTATGTTCCGGATCATCCAGTCAATCCCCTCGCCGAAAGCGGAGCCGTTCAAACAGTGGATGGCGCAGGTGGCTGCCGACCGTCTCGATCAGATGCAGGATCCGGAACTGTCGATTCAGCAAGCAATGGTCGATTACAAGCGATTGGGGTATTCGGATAATTGGATCAACCAGCGTCTGAAAGCGATCGAGGTTCGTAAAGACCTGACCGACGCGTGGAAAAAGCGAGGGGTGCAGGAGGGCCAGCAATTTGCCACACTGACTGACATAATCACGAATGTGTGGTCTGGCTTCACCACCCGTGAATACAAGGCATATAAAGGGTTGCGGAAAGAAAACTTGCGGGATAATATGACCAACACAGAACTCATCCTCAACATGCTTGCGGAGGCTTCGACAAAGGACATAACCGAAGCAACCGACCCTCGGACGCTTGCAGCACACAAAGCGGTCGCGCGACAAGGCGGCACAATTGCCCGCAATGCCCGGCTGGAACTCGAAGCAAGAACCGGCCGCAAGGTGGTTTCTCCGTTGAATGCACATCAGGTATTACAAATCGAGAAGACGGACGAGGCGGAATTGCAGACCGAAGATGAAGAATAAAAAAGCCCCCGGAGTAATCCGGGGGCTGCCGTTTCCAAATAGGTCGTCGTCAAACAATAACTACCGGTAACAGCAATTCGTCACAACACAATCGAATAGAACGGCGCCGCGAATTTGTGCAACGCCTCGATAATCTTACGACGTTGTGCCGGGCGTGGTTTACTTTTATCATTGGCATAACGTCCCAACTGGGCGGCCGGAATGCCGGTCAATTCCGCCAATTTAGTATCCTTGATATACTCTCGTGCATATTTCAATGCGCTAACCGCGTCATACTCCAGTTCGATCTCATACGCTCCGTCCAAATATGCCTTGTAGGGAAAACCCATCTCTTTGGCCGTTTTGATATAGAGTGCAACGCCCTCTTTCATGTCGGCAACGGCCGCCTTGACGGTATCGCCCATTCCAGCAAACATATCCTTTTCCATCATGGCCGAAATCGTTCCGTCCGATGCCCATTCGATGATAACCTTTACCTTTTCCATAAATCGTGTGTATTTATTTCGTTTCCGGTTGCCCGGGGAGGGGGCTTATTTCAGCCCCATCTCCCGGATAAACCGCCGTGCTATTCCTGAACCCATTTCTTTCGAACCGTGAAAAGGAACCGAAACCGTTTTGCCATCCTTTTCATAAATTACGTGGCTCCCTGCTTGTCGGATAGATCGCCATCCGTTTTTTAGGATTAGGCGGTGCAACTCACTTGATTTCATATTACCCTTTGTTATTGTTTGACAGTACAAAGATAATGCAAAATATATTATTATCCAAATAAATAGTATATTATTTTATACTTTTATAGATAATAATTAGTATTTACTTTTTACGTAGTCCAAAACAATGCGGTTATTCGTGTCGTTGCGCGTGAACCGGCGGTGAATGTACCCCCGCGTGGTCTTAAGGCTTTTGCCGCTTTCGAAGCCGGAAGCCACCCCAACGTGATTAAGCGCCAGCGCAATGTCAGTTTCCGAAATCCCGCACTCCTCGGAGGCAAGAGTAGCCCATGTGTGGCGCATATAATAAGTACTTAAAGGCACATCGATTCCCAAGTGCGCGGCAAGTTGTTTGCAGCCCGCGTTTACGTTGTGGTTAAAGTCCCGGAAATTAGCGTACATTTTATAAAATGAGAACAACCGCCGTTTGTCGGGATCTCGGTACTTTTCAATCAGTGACAGCGCCTCCGGTTCGATCTTCACGGACATCAACGCTTCGTCTTTACGACGGTTAGCCGTCTTTTGCCGGTGGTAGATGATCCGATCGTCTTCGAGTTCGACATCGGCACCGAACAAGTCGGCGGTGTTCATGGCCAACAAGTAGAACGAGAGCGCCAGCACGTCCCGTGCCAGCTGCATACGCTTACCCGGGACAGTCTCGGCGTTTAGTATCTTTACGAGATCCTCGATGCACAAATCCCGCTTTTCGGGTTCTTCTTTGACCTCGACCTGTAATTTCTTACTCCCGAACGGTCGGTGGGTGATTAGAACCGTTTCGGCATCCTCGTCGTTGTAGTGGTCGCATGCCGCATTGAATAGGGTGTGGATGTCGGCCAAATAATCCTTTACCGTTTGCGCCTTGCACCCGGGGCGCCGCACCGTAACCTCTTTTCCGTGCTGGTTTGTCCGCGTCTGTTCGTGCGGTTTCTGCATATACTCAACGAATCCCTGCAAATTCTTTACGTTGATCTCCTTGACGAATACGATAGAACGCCCGAAATAGTCGGTTAGGTTGCGAATAACGGCCTCGAATCGTCCAGCGGTACCATCCCGTCCCTCGGCCTTCAACGCCTGAATATGGTTATCGCAAAATGCAATGAAGTCAATGCCCACGCCGCCCTCCGTTGCCTTTTGTGATTCGATATACTTTACCAGGTCGGCCGCAGAAAATCGGCTCAAGTCCGTGCCCAGTCCTTTGGCCAGCATATCCTCGTATTTCGATATGTCATTTAACAATCCTTTCAAAATTGTTGTATCTTTGATCCCGGAAAAATCAGGCTTTACCTGCTTCCGACTGACATATACGCCGGTAGATATTTTTCTTACTTCCCTTTTATGGGTAAGGCGGATGGATACCGGAAATTTACCGTCCCGCCGCTCGTTCTTCTCTCTGATCTCGATAGAAAATGTAGGCATACACTTTGAATTTTGGACAAACAATGGACAAACAAAATAGCGATTTATAACGATTGCAAGCCGCTATTTTCTGATAGTTATAAACTCTGCGTCGATAATTTCAGCGTGCGGATTGTGGTTTATGATGGATTGGTCGCGCGACTTGACACGCTTCGTTCGCCAAAGGAATCCGAGGAACCGCGCATATTTGACGCGCTCCACGTAGGTAATCCGGTCGCGGCTTATGACGTCGGCCTTGTAGCTATTATCGGGGAAAATGCAGCACGAGAAATCGAGCCATTCGTCGTGATGCTCGGCGCACCTTGCCGGAACCTCGGCGGCCCTGTCGGGTGTGACCTCGACAAAAACGGTATCGCGGGCCTTGCCCTGCAACTTGTAAATGGTCTGCTGCTGTATCTTGGTCAGTTGCTCCAACTCCTTTTTCTTAACGCCCATGTCGCGGATTAACGCGGCATCGTCGGCGCGGTACCGCTCCAACTCCGCCACCCGCAGCTGCAATTCGCCGACTCTAACGGCCTGCTCGCCGCTTTTGGTTTGATAACGTTCCACCTCGCTCAGCAGTACCTCGGTGTTGTTGTGGTATGCGTCCCGCTCCCGCCGCAATTTTTTGTTTTGATGGATCAGGAAGCCAAATGCCGTAATCACGGACAGCGCTACCAGCGCCACGATCAGATACTTTTTCATACTTTCCCGAAATAACGGATCCAGTTGAACGATTTGCGGCCGCGAATATACTGGTTATCTCCCTCGTTGGCGTGCGCCTCCATCTCGAACATGGATGCGTAATAGGCCGTGTCCGCCGCTGCGGTCGCGGAGAGCTTCCGCCGCACGGTGTTGTACACCCACGAAATCCCCGCCTCAACAAAATAGATGATGTAGTAGAGCAGGAGCGCCACGACGAATGGCCAACCGCCCCACCCGAACGCCAAAGAGAGCATCAAGGCGGCAAGCAGTGCGACGGCCGTAACCTCCATATACTGCTCGACGTGGATGGCCTCGTGGTTCACTGCTTTTGAACTCAACGGCTGCGCCTGTTTGCGCTTCGTGCAGATGAAACCGAAAATCATAGCTGTTTCGTAATCTTTCCGCCATAACAGCAGGCGGGCCAACAGGTTGTTGTAATAGATTTTTCTCATGGCTAAAGTGATTTTACGATGTTTGCCACGGTGTCGATCACCGAGGCCATAATAGCGGCGTAATTCGGCGCCGTGGCGTATTTTGCGCCCGTGTTGTCCACCAGGCGGCGGGCGTACTCCTTGGCATCACCCCGGTAGGGCCACGCATCGGCGTACATCGGTTTCTTCAGCAGCGCCAAGTGATCGTCGAGGCACGCGTCCACGGTCGGGTATACACGGAAAAGGCGATACACGCGATATTTGTACCGATCGGGCGCAACTTGCTCGACCGACACAACCCGCTCGGGAGCCTTGAACGCCACAGTCGGGGTCTTGAAATACTCGGTTGTCAGCTCCAGCGACACGTCGCCGGTCCAGCTTCCTTTTGTGATCCCAAAAATGTTGTTACCGATCCCTCGGATTTCCCAGCCCGTTTCCAGCGCCGCCTGCGCGGTTACGAATAGGGGGCTGACGCCGCCGGCCTTGGCCAGTCGTTCCGCTGCCGGGTACACTTTTTTGACAAATTCGATTTGTTTGTTGTTCATTGTTGTTCGTGGTTTTTATTATGTGTTTTCTCTTGTGATCCGAAAGGCGGCTCCCGATCGGGACAATTTACTTTACAGCACTTGTACAGAGTAAGCACGGCCTTTTGCGATGCCAGCCCGTCGAGTTGAGAGCGCATGTTGCCGATCGTTTTATAAAGCCCCTCGATTTTGTCACTTTGGGCATCCACTTTCTTTTCCGATCGCTCGAACAGTTCTTTCCACTGCGACGATACGGTGGACTCATTGGCTAACTCGGCCGCCCGTTTCTTGTGCTTGCGGTCGAAAAAAATACCTATGCCACCGCCCGCGCTGATTGCGGCGATCGCCGCACTGATGATTGTCGTCCAATCCATATTTGTCGTTATATTTTATTCCGATAAGACCGCTGGATCGTCCGAATGGCAAAAACCGACTCGTCAAACCGTTGGCAAAAACCGAACGGTCAAATCCAGGGCATAACGGCTATTAGTCAGTTAAAACAGCATATTCCAATTTCCCGTAGGATGCACTACATACTACCTTAAATTCCTTGATCTCACTCACCTGAATCCCATTTTTGAATGCCGCAAATCCGATGTTTTTTATCATAAAATTTTTATAATCCGGGTTAGGGCTGTCAGGTTTGTCAAAATCTGCCTTTTCGATCTTGTAGGTTAAGCCCAAGCAAAGCCGGGTGGTTTCCAGGCCCGAGTCGTACCAAAACATCCAGCCTACAATGTGCCCAAAACTTGCTCGGGAGTTATTGTAGATTAATGTCGATTCCTTGAATTTTTCTATGCCAAACTCAGTTATCGCTTTGTCGAGCGATTCGTTTCCAAATTCAAGGGCAAAATCTGCCTGCCCGATAGATACCCCATGCTTGGGATGCCTCCAGGTCTTGGATATTTTACGCGTCGATCCAGTAGGACCGCTCGCAAACTTGTACCGCCCTTTTGTCCGGCGGAAAAGATAAATTTTATAGTCGGCAACATTATCCGCGTCGCCCACGCCGTAAAGCGATATTATCGGCCACTTACCTTTATCCTCAACGTCGCCGGTTTTATAGTTGTCAATGGTGAGCGTGATGGGGTATTTCGGGGCTTCCGTTGGGGTTTTTGCCATACCGGCGCCGCTGATCTCCCACGAACCTTTGATGGTCATGTATTCGGTTTTCTCGATCGGCTGCCGAACCTTGCGGGCGAACAAACGGCCATCGGTTGTCAGCAGCCCAAATTCGGCGATCGACTTTCCGGCGGCGTCCATGTAGCCAAAGGTGAAGTTGAAGCGCACGGTGTCGGGCGCGGGGTACTCGACCGTCTGCACATCGACGATAGTGGGGTCGGTTATCGACGTGTCGTTCTCGGTCGGCGCGGTTCCGTTCGTTCCCGCCGCGACCTTTGAAATGGCCGCATTTGGCAATCCTGCCAGCGCCTCGGCGGCGATCTCATAGGCCCCGTTTACGATTTGGTTGCTTTGTTGCAGGCTCCACAACTCACGTCCCTGCTGGTCGTAGGCGATCAAATGCAGGACGCCGTCTATTGGTTTTACGATCTGCTTCATAATTAGAAATCTGTACGATTGTTTGACCCTATTACAAAATATCCAATATTCGTTTTAGCCAACATAAGGCTTACATATCCACCTTGTGAGACAAGGATTATATTGTCGGATTTATAACTATGACCTTTAAACTCACTTTTTACTGATACATTAACAGTAATAATATCGCCATCCGATATAATTATAACAGGAATTATCGCAGGCATTTGGCTGAATTTTACTTTGTCGATACCGATGTCGCCGCAATTTATTTCCAGGTCTGCATTATTACCTGACGATGTTGCATTCGTAATATTAACTATCGTTGATTGCCATTTTCCATTTGCGGTATTATATGTAAAAAGATCAGTTATCGGAATTGTGAGAATGTTGGATATGCTGATATTTTTAATACCTTCCACAACACACGGCGCTAAAGTCCTTTCAAGTAGCTCCGCAGTTATTGCATTTTTCTGTATGA